CCTTCATTTGTTCTTGGCGTCGGAACGTACAACCAAAAAGAATGGAACAACTTTATCAGTACGAAATTAAGAACAATCATGGTTGGAATCCAGCAGGAAATGACCAGAAAGCTGATCATTTCTCCCTTGTGGTATCTGCGGTTCAATTCGCTCAGTCTATTAGACTACGATCTGAGCACAATTGCATCTGTTTATGGCGGCATGCAGGATCGTGGCGATGTAACAGGAAACGAATATAGAGATCGTGTAGGGATGAGCCCGAAAGAAGGTCTTGATGAGCTTAAAGTTTTGGAGAATTATATTCCAACCGACATGATCGGGCTACAGAAAAAACTTGTTCAGCTGAAAGACCAGGAGGATAAAGACGAATGACAAAAGAAGAAATTGAAAGAATGAATATTGGATCGCGTCAGATGAGAACAATTCCATCTGACTTTAAAATTCGGGAAACGTCAGACACAGGTGAAAAACGTATTGAGGGATATTTTGCGGTGTTTGACGGCACATACGATATTGGAGATGGGATGACCGAGAGCATTGACCCGCATGCGTTTGACGAAACGATAAGTGGCGATATTCGGGCATTGATCAACCATGATTCGACACTGGTTATGGGCAGAACCATAGCACGCACGCTTGATTTAAAGACTGATGCGCACGGACTCTGGGGAAGCATTCTGATTAATCCGAACGATCAGGATGCCTTGAACGAGTATGCACGCACACAGCGCGGCGATGTAAATCAGTGCTCATTTGGATTCGACATTCTAGGCGAAGACACCGAAGTCAACGCTGAAAATGGCTCAGTCCATTGGGTGATCAGAAAAGTCAAATTGTATGAGGTGTCGGTATGCACTTTCCCAGCGTACGAAACAACAGAAGTTTCAGCGCGTTCTAAAGATCTCGCTGAGATCCGCAGAAAGTCACTTGAAGCATGGAAGTTACGCGCAATTGAAAAGCTGAAAGGAGCGAAAAATTAAAATGGCATTGAAAGCATTGTTATTAAGAAAAAAGATTGATGGCATGAAGAAGCAGTCTGCTAGCATGTTAGCCAATCTCGAAACGCTAAGAACAAAGTCAAAAGACTTTGAAAAGCGTGAAGCAGAGCTTGAAGCTGCCGTGAATGAAGTCACGGATGAAACATCTGCTGAAGATAAAAAGACAGTAGATGATTCGGTTGAAGCTTTTGATTCTGAAAAGTCTGCACATGATGCAGAAGTTGAAAAAGCAGAAAACGACAAAAAGGCATTGGATGATGAAATCGCCAATACCGAAAAAGAGCTGTCAGACATTGAGGCGGCTCAGGCAGATAAGCCAGAAGCAAAACCAGCAGTAGAACCGGAGAATGATCCGGAAAAAGAGCCTACACCAGAGGCAAGAAAGGCAAGAACAAACATGAAGAAGAGATTTAGAGATATGGATTATGAACAGCGTTCAGCATTTGTCGCACAGGAGCCGGTTAAGGCGTTCCTAGAAAATGTGCGTTCTCTCGGAAGAGGGCAGGCAGAGAACATTGAAAAACGTTCTCTTACAGGCGGAGATCTGCTTATTCCAGAAGTGATCCTGCCATTAGTTAGATCAGAAACAGAATTGTATTCGAAACTGATTAAGCACGTTAATCTCAAACAGGTCCACGGAACATCACGTCAGACCATTGAAGGCGGAATCCCAGAAGGCATTTGGACAGAAGCGGTAGCATCCCTGAATGAATTGGCCTTAGCATTTACAAAAGTGGAGGTCGATGCATATAAGGTAGGCGGGTATATTTTTGTACCAAATAGTACTCTCGAAGATTCTGATATTGACCTTGCAGGTGAGATCTTCACGGCAATTGGCCAGGGCATTGGATATGCCGTAGACAAGGCCATCGTATATGGGACAGGCACAAAGATGCCTACAGGGTTTGCCGCTACAGCAACAAAGAAAAACGTTGGCGGAAAGACAGATATCGCAATGTATAAAGCGTTCATCGAAGCTACAGGAGCACTGAAACATTCCAATGGCGAACTGTTCTGGACAATGAACAGTGCTACAAAGGCCAAGATGGTAGCAGCATCTTTGAGCATCAATGCAGCAGGCGCAATCGTGGCTGGTACGCAGTCTATGATGCCTGTTATTGGAGGCGCAATTGAGACCGAGGACTTTGTCCCTAATGATGAGATTCTTGGCGGCTATGGAATGGATTATGTACTTGCGGAGCGTTCTGGAAATACTCTCGGGGTGTCAGACCAGGCTAAGTTCATCGAAGATGAAACAGGCTATAAGGGAACAGCAAGATATGACGGTAAGCCAGTATTTGCAGATGCATTCCTTTGCGTTGGCTTAGGTTCTACAGATCCAACGGCAGCCATTGATCCAGCACACCCATTTGCGGCCGTGAGTACGCAGGGATAAATAGAAAGGTGGTAAAGCATGACCATTTCGGATATTAAAGAATTGCTAAAAGCAGACCTTGAAAAAATGGTCTTGCCAGAAGCCACAAATAAATACCTAGACACGCTGATCTCTGTGTCAATAGCAGAGATCCAGCGAGAGGGCATTATTTTAGAAACAGATTCAAATAGCACGAATGAAAATGTGTCTTACACAGTTGATGATTCACAGACCGTTGAAATGTATGCGGCGTATTTATACCGCAAGCGTGCAAGTGGTGACAGTGGAATGCCTAGGATGTTGAGATATCGGCTGAATAATCGTTTGTTCGATCAAGAAACGAAAGCGTGAATATTATGGAAAACAATGATAGTATCATGCTTGACGATGGAACGGTTGAAATATGCAACCTTACAAATACTGCTGAAGATGGTGACATGCCTGCATATAAGCTGGAGCCAATCACTACCCAGTATTATGGCGAAAAAAGCATCGGAATTACTCGCCAATATTTGGCAAAGGGAGCGAATGAACAAGTAGATATGCTCATTGAAATTTGGAATGATGGAATCGTTCCAAAGATTTCTCAATATGCAATTATTATCGAAAGCAATGAGCAATTCAGAATTGACAATGTTCAGCCGACATATAATAAAGACGGTCTTAAAGTCATAGATCTTACTCTTAGCAGATTGGAGAAAAATTATGATTGCGCTGAATAGTAAGCTGAAAATGGTGAGGAACGTTCTGACCGCAGTATGCAAGAAAGTTTATCATTATCGTAGACCTGCAAGCATAGACGGTTGCGTTATATGGCAGGAAGATTCTGAGGAAGGATCTTTCAATGCTGATAACGCTAAATCAGAGCAGGTTATTCATGGCACGATTGATTATTTCACATCAAAAGAGTATGACCAGACTATTGATGATATACAATGTGGTCTTGCATCAAATCGCAGAATAAGCTGGAGAATCTATGCCATCCTATATGAGGACGAAACAGCTCTGATACATTATCAGTGGGAATTTTGGGTAATGTAGATCATGGCAAAATTGATAACATCAAAGAACGCCGATCAGTATGTTGAAGCGCTTGAAAAGCTGGACGCAAATACAGTCGATAATTTAGGCCGCGTGATCTATCCGGCGGCTGGTATCGTAGCAGATGAAATAAAAAAAAATATTCGATCCTTGCCAATCAATGCTAAAGGCGAACGAGGGACGACAGCCAATCCTATAGATGGCGTTACGGCAGCTCAGAGAACAGGGTTAGAGCAGGGAATGGGCATTGCTAAGATACAGAATAAAGATGGCTATGTAAATGTTAAAATTGGCTTTGATGGTTACAATTCGCAGGCATCCAATGGTTCTCACACAAAAGGTAAGACGTGGACACACAGGCAGGCAAATATTGTTATTGCTCGAAGCGTTGAACATGGAACATCATTCAGACGTGCGCATCCATTTGTTGCTCCAGCAGTGAGAGCATCACAGCAGAGAGCAAAAGAAGAAATGGAAAAACAGATTGAAGCCCAACTGAAAAAGATGGGCTTTTGAATTTAAAAAAGAGAGGAGAATTAAATAATGTCAGATTTAGTTTTAGGCGCAACAGGTAAGATTTGCACAGGGTTTTCATATCCATATGTTGCCAAGTATGCATGTAATGGCGGAACAATCACTTATACCGGCGCTCAGGAATTGGCTAGAGGTGTAAAAGTTGATCCATCTATTGATTCAACATCTTCAAATAAATTTCAGGCAAACAACCAGGATGCAGAGGCGGCCCCATCAAAGTTCAAGAGTGGCACTTTAAAGCTCACGGTAGACGGCCTTATTGTAGATTCTGAGCGTTTTATAATGGGTCTTCCTACGGTTGACACAGACGGTTGGACGTCATATGGAGATAGCCAGGCGGTCCCTTATGTTGCAGTTGGTTACATCGCCCGGTTTATGAGCGGCGGAGTAGAAAGTTTTGCACCTACAGTTTTCCCAAAGACTATGTTTGACCAGGTTACTGTTTCTGCTGAATCTCAGAAAGAAGAGATTGATTGGCAGACACAGGACCTTACAGCAAACATTTACCGTTCTGAAAATTCCAATCATGATTGGAAGATTGTAGGAAAGGACTATGCAACAGAGCCGGAAGCGCTGGCAGCATTAAAGCTAAAGCTTGGAGTTATTGCTGGATAAGCATCTTCAGCATCAACGAAGTAAATCAATAAGGGGTATGAGTAATCATATCCCTTTTGATTTTTTATCTAATTTATGGAAAGCAAAAAAAAGGAGAATAAATTATGCTTGTGAATGGAATTGAGAGAAAGCTTGCTTGGACTGTACAGGCGCAAGAACAGGTTTCTGAATTATGTGAAAATGGCATGTATGAAAATGTTGGGAAATTATATTCAAATATTTCCCAGTCAGTTAAAACAACGATCAAGATCGCATGCATTATGTCAAAAGCGTATGAGCAAAAGAGGCATCATGAAGATCCTAGTTATAAAATGCTTCCCGAAGTTGTTGAAGAAGATTTCGCAAATGATGATTTTAAGATCATCCATGAATTAGATGAAGAAATCAAACAGGCAATGGCAAAAGGAAACGGCCAAAAAGTACAAACTAAAGAGAATGCAAAAAACTCAGTAAGGGAAGTCAAGGAGTAGAAATCCGGCTTGATTTCTCTTGGTATCTTTATTACGGATTGCACTATTTTAATATGTCAAAAATGGATATTTTAACATCATCAATAGGCCAGATGAAAGATCTTATTGCATGCTACCAAATTGATAATGGCATGAAGATCCCAGTAAAGAAAATGACCTATGAGGAAGCAATGAGTATTGAGTGAGAGGAGCGTGAAATATGTCAGTTGATATTGGCCCTAAAATTGGTATAGATGGTGAGAAAGAATACCGTGAGCAATTAAAAAATATCATTCAGCAGCAGAAAACTTTAAATGCTGAAACGAAAAACATGGCGGCTTCTTTTGCACAAGATGCGAATGAAAAGAAAAAGAACGCTGCACAGACAGAAATATTAAATAAGCAGATCAAAGTACAGCAGGAACGTGTTAGCCAACTGTCTAAAATGTATGATGAATCTGTCAAAGCGAATGGTGAAAATAGTACCGCAACATTAAAGTGGAAACAATCATTGATCGAAGCTGAAACGCAGTTGACAAAGTTGAATACTCAGCTCGAAAAAACACCAGGGAATGCTCAGTCATTAGGCAAGGCATTGGAAGAATCAGGCAGTAAGATCAGCTCAGTCGGGACTAAAATGACCGGCATTGGAGACACTTTAACAAAATCGGTAACAGCTCCAATCGTAGCAGTAGGGGCGGCGGCAGTCACAGCATTTAATGAAGTCGATGAAGGATCTGACATTATCGTCGAAAAAACAGGTGCATCCGGTGACGCGCTTGAAGCAATGTCCGATCAAATGAAAGACATTGCGACAACAATACCTACAGACTTTTCAACCGCAGGAGCGGCTATTGGTGAGGTAAATACAAGGTTTGATTTAACCGGTGAAGCGCTTGAAAACCTGTCTACTCAGTTCGTAGAATATGCAAAGATCAATAATACAGACGTGTCAACATCAATTGACAGCGTACAGAAAGCATTAACATCGTTCGGCCTTAGCTCAGATGATGCATCATCAATGCTTGATTACTTGACATCTACATCGCAAAAAACAGGCATCAGTGTTGATGATCTGTCTAACAGTTTGACAACAAACGGAGCGTCACTTAGAGATATGGGCTTTTCTGCTTCAGATTCTATCAATTTGCTTGGACAACTAGAAAAATCAGGCGTTGATACATCAGATGTAATGACAGGCCTATCAAAAGTGCAGAAAAAAGCGCTTGAAGATGGCACATCAATGTCAGATGAGCTCACAAAAGCGGTAAGCAGTTCCAGCGATGCGATAAGCATTTTTGGAAAATCTGGTGGCAAAATGTTTGAAGCGTTTGATAGCGGCCTGTTAACATTGGATATGTTCAAGTCAGGGACAACAGACCTGAACAGTGAAATGGGAAAAGTAACAGATACATTCAATAATTCGCTCGATCCAGTTGATGAATTAAAACTCACTCTTAATCAGTGCAAGGTGACAGGAGCAGAGCTAGGCAATAGCGTTATGGTTGTTTTAAAGCCGGCTTTGAAAGAAGCGGGCGAATTTTGCAAGAAAGCGGCAGCAGACTTTAAAGGCCTTAGCAGTGATCAACAGCAGGCAATTGTGAAGACGGGATTATTTATTGCGGCAATCGGACCGGTACTGAGCATTGGCGGCAGAGTTACTGATTCAGTCGGCAAAATGGTTGTTGGCTTTGGAAAACTGAGTGAGAAGGTTGGAACAGCGGCGACGGCAATAAAGGCCGGCGGTATTTCATTCTCATCGCTCACAACAGCAATCAATCCAGTTACGCTTGCAATTACAGCAGGCACAGCGGCTATGGTTGGAATTGGCATTGCATGTGTTAATGCTTCCAATAAATTCCATGACCAAATTGAAGCAGAATATGGATTGAGTGCTTCCGCAAAATCGGCAATTGCTGATCTTGATGCTCAGACTGAATCATTTAATGATTTGCATAAAGCAACACTCGAAAACGTTGAGGCAGTTTCTTCGCAATTTTCTCATTATGAAGATCTTGCGAAAGAATATGATTCATTGCGCGATTCAAACGGCCAAGTAAAGCAGGGAGAGGAAGAACGTGCTAATTTTATTGTCACAACATTGGCGCAAGCAATGGGAATGGAAGCATCAGACTTGCAAGCGCTTATTGACAAAAACGGAAGCCTATCTGCATCAATCAATGATGTCATAGAAAAGAAAAATGCCGAAGCAATGCTCAATGCCTATCAAGACGAATATACAAACGCGATTAAAGAGCAGAAACAGGCATTGCAGGATTATGTCACCATCAGAGATCAGTACGCGCAGCAGCAAACAGTTGTAAACAGCGCTGAGCAGCAGTACAAATCGGCAGTCGAAGCTGAAGCGGCAGCCATAAAAAACAATGGATCCGCAACACAGGAACAGATTGATGCAGTAAGCAGAGCATCGGCGGCGTATGGAGTGGCCAGCGGTAGCCTGCAAACATTGTCTGACAAGCAATCTGAAGCGGAAAATAAAGTAAATTCATATAATGTCACTATTAAAAACTATGAGGGAGTATCAGCGGCCATTATTAGCGGAGATACGGCATCAATCGCATCATCATTGGACAATCTTACAAATAACTTTGTTACCGCCGAGAACGGCACTAGAACGAGCCTAGAGAACCAAGTTACAAATCTAAACACGACATATCAACAATTAGACAATGCGGTAAAATCTGGGGCACCAGGCGTAACACAGTCAATGGTTGACAATGCGCGGAACATGGTTGATAAGGCAAACGAGGAACTCGAAAAACTCCCACCAGAAGCAGATGAGAATGGTACTGAAGCGGGTAATAACTTTGTGGGTGGTATTTCATCCGCCACAGATGATGCATGGCAGGCTGGCTATGATAACGCAAATGCGGCCAACAACGGCCAGAACAGCGCAGACAATTCCAGCACTGGAGTAAATGCTGGCGAAGGATATGCGAGCGGTGTAGACAGTGCATCAGGAGATTCGTACAGCGCAGGCGTAGATAATGCTAATAATGCTAATGATGGTGCCGGGAGTGTTGATGCAACAGGAACAGGACAAAATTTTGCTGCTGGTTTTGGAAATGGCATGTCTTCCCTTGGTGGTTGGATCTGGGACACAGCATCTGGGCTTGCAATCGATGCATACAACGCGATATGCGATACATTAGGGATCCATTCCCCATCACGTGTAATGAAAAAAATTGGCGGATATTTTGGTGAAGGATTTGCTAATGGTATTACAGATCAATATGGCAATGTCGAAAAGACGGCAGCGGGTATGAGCAAAGCGGCCGTAGGAGCAATCAGTGGAACAATGATACCGGTTGGACTATCTGCATCGGCAGACATGAGCAGCACTGTTACAGTCGGAAGAAATCAGCTTGCAGATAGTGTGTCAAACGCCATAACCACAAGTAATCAAGCGACAAAGCAGACTGCATCGGCAGGAAGTACGGTGATCAATATGACGATCAATCCGCCGGCAGGAACAGATAACAATGCTATTGCTGATTTAGTCCAGCAAAAAATCAATAATGAAGTGGCTAGAAGAAAGGCGGTATTCGGATGAGCGAAATAGAAGATTATTTTATTTATGCTGGAAAAAAATCGCTTGACTATGGCGTTAAGATTTCGGGTGATGGAACATACAAAAAAGCACATCGAGATATTACAACGGTTGCCATACCTGGGAGAAGTGGCGAGATCACAGTGGATAATGGCAGGTACTGCAATGTATCTGTCAGTTATTCAGCTTATTTGATTGATGATTTTATAAAAAATATTGATGAGTTCAGCCAAGTGATGAACATGCAAGCAGGCTACCAAAGATTGGAAGATTCATTCCATCCAGACGTTTATATGAAGGCCAGAAGGAATGAAGATTTTGACCCTACAGTAATTGCTAATGAGAGTGGATCATTTACTATCAATTTTGATTGCATGCCGCAGCGGTGGTTAAAATCGGGAGAAACACCTGTCACATTTACATCCGAGGGGAGCATCACGAACCCGACATCTCAATACGCAAAGCCGTTAATCACTGTGACCGGTACAGGAGTTCTGTCAGTCAATGGAACCATCGTGACGATCAATAAAAACGATACAACGATAACATTGGACTGTGAGGCTGAAGATGCTTATACAGGAGTCGAAAACAAAAATGGAGACATCTATATAGATGACTTTCCGACATTGCAGCCTGGTGTTAACGCGATTATTCCGGCAGAAAACATGACGGTAGAAATAACTCCGCGCTGGTGGAAATTATGACACCAATCCTTTTAGACACATCTAATATTGTAGTGAGCCATATAGCTTATGCTGATAATATTATTGAGGGAATAGAAACTATTCCCGGAACGGCGCTCACGGAAGGTAATGGTGTTACGTTCGTAACTTATCCTAACCCTGCTACGTTTGCAGGGTCAGAGACGGTCAAGGAACTAATCCCGGTAACCGCTGGACAAGTTTTATATTTATTGAAAATATCATCTAATAAAGAATATTTTCGGTATAACTGGTATGACTCAAATATGACATTTCTATCCAGAGGCGCTACTAGCGCTACGGAAACAAAGGTAGTTGTTCCTAGTAACACCTCATATTTATGGGTTAGTATACCGTCTAATGCAAATGCATCAATCTTATCCAATACATCTTTTTCAGTGCAAGGTACCGGAAATGACACTCATATCGGGATGTATGTTGATACCATTTCAACAGACTCTAACGACATAACAAAGTATAAGTGGACACTTATCAATGGTTCTGACGGAGCGCAAGGAATTGCAGGAACAACTGGAGCGGACGGAAAAACTCCATATTTACATATTGCCTACGCAACCAACAGCACAGGAACAGCAGACTTTTCTACCACGGACAGCGCAGGACGGACATACATAG